TCATCATCAAACGGAAGTTCTTTAAACCAATCTGGAATACGTAGTTCGTCTGTTGGATACGCAACACTTGTATATCCTAATGGATTCTGTTTTAGTTTGCAAACAATAACTTTCATACCATCTACAATTTCTTGTGAATACTTGTCGCCATTCATACGTTTAAGTGTATTCCAATTAATACTTGCTCTTACGTGTCCAGGCATAGTAGCTTTACCCATCTTTGCTTCTTTACGTTGATACTCGCCAATCTTGTTTGCACGTTTAGGCGAACCTTTTTCAAAGCCAGGGCGTAGCTTAAATGCAGTACGGAAGTCTGTAATCTTCTCAAGTATTTCAGTTTCTGTCTTATCTGTAAGTACCATAAGTAATAGTTCACTTAAAAACTCTTGCATAAACACAGGAGTATCTGAACGTTTAAGATCAAGACCCATTGCTTTTACTTTACCTAGTTTACCGTCGACGTCCATACGTTCGCCTTCGTTATCATAAATCAAAGCCGCATAACGTTTCTTTGTAATAAACAATCCTGACTCTGCAACAATCTCTCTACCTGCCGCAATAACGTCCGACCTAGTTTTTGGACAATGAAATGCTTCTTGCATAAACTTTGGAAATGTTTCATTTGCTTCTTCGCAAATTTGATCATAAAGTTTAAGAACGTTTTCTTTACCCCAAGGAATACTACCTTTGTCAATATCTTCTTTTAGTACAGGGTGGGCACTAAAGTAAACAGAATCTGTATCACCATATATAATACTATCGCCTACATGATCATACTTGCCTGTAATAACTTTGTTTACTTCTGCACTCATATGTTTTGCAATAGCTCTACCTGTTAGTGTTGTACTTTGTCCAATACGTGGATCAAAGAATCTACAACCTGGATTAAGGATAGCACCATACAAACTGTTTAAGTTAATCTTTTTAACTAGCTGTCGCTTATCCCAAAACGCTTGTTCAATCTTGTTACCGGCATCCATAGCTTTGCCTTTTTGCTTTTGCAAATCTTTACGTTCACTATACCAACGTTTAAGTAGTCCTGGAATAACTCCGTCAAACTCATTAGTTAAGATAGTTCCGTTAGCAGTTAGCATCCACGGCTTGTGCGAATCAAATATTAATTTGTATATCTCAGCACCACTAAGCATTTCACTTTCACCGTTTTCAAAGTCAACAGTAATACTAATGTCTTTCTTCTGCTCCATAACTGCTTCGTATTCAATAGTACCAAAGCGGCCTTCCCAAGCACCTGCAAATGACTTCTTCTGTAGTGTCATTGCATCTTCGACCATTGCGTTAGTTAAGTCTGGACGTAGTTGTCCAACAACTGTTGCTGGATCCATATTCAATGCACGAATAACACTAGGATACAGACTGTTCAAATCCATTGAACCAATCCACTTGTGTACACCTTTTTTAGGAAATGCAACATAAGCACCTGCGGCAGGATCACTACCAGGCTCACGTTTTACTCTGTTAGGAACTTGTAGTCCTCTGTGATGTGCTTCGTTAATAATAGCTTGTTCTGTAACTGCAACTGCACCCATAGTAGTTTGTAGTAAAACTGTGTTACTGTGTGCTAGTTCGTTACTAAGGTCAATAAACTTTAGTTTCTTATCTAGTTTGTCTAGTAGTGCAACGTCTTGTCTATTGTATTCAATAAACGTTTTAAAGTCGTTGTTATAAAGTTGATCTAATGTACCTTCGTATACAGTTTTGTTTTCACCAATCTCAAGTTCACCAATAGCATCAAGTCTGTATGTGTGGCGTTCTTCATAGGTGTACTTACGATATAATTCTAAACTATCTAAATGCACTCTACCTATTAAGTCATAAGTTTCAGCTTTACGCCCATACTTTTCATACTCACGTTTCTTAGGAAGTTGTTTCCATAAACAAAAACGTCTTGTGTCATCTTTACTTAAAACTCTTTTTACACGATTAACAGTATACGGAATATCATAACCTTCACTGTTCCAACCTGTAAGTATATCACTATCTTGTATAATGTCAAGGAATGCTTCTAACATATCTCCTTCTTTTTCATACAAGTATGTGTTAGGAAATTCTTTAACTTCTTCTTGAGCCTCTTCCATAGATAAGCCTTTTGGAGGCATAGCAAATGTAACTAATGTATCTAACCATTGTAAGTGTACACTAATAGCAGTAATAGGCATAAACGGATCACTAGGATCAGCAAAGCCACGTTCAGGATCAAAGTCAGTCTCAATATCAAAAAACGCAACATTCAACTTAGGCGAATCTACATTTAAATAGTTTTCACTTAAACATTGGAAGATTGGATTAATATCACTTTCAAACAATTCTTTAGTATTGTTAATAGCTAGTTCTTTACGAAACTGTTTTGTGTTTTTAGCAACAATTCTACTTAATGGATCACCGTAAATACTTTTGTACTTACCACGTTGATCTTTATAATAAAATGTATATTTGATTGGGTATTCTGTGTAGGAACGTTTACCATCTTTTCGTTCAACTACTCTGATCACATCTTGATCACGATCGAACTGTGCGTCTACATAACTCATATATCTTCTCCTTGCATGTCACTTGGGGCTGACAAAAACCAATACTGTCGCTTATGGCCGACGATTACCTTCTTCTTTAAAATATTCATTCGCCTCTCTTGCCTTATCATCAATCCAAATGTCATAGTGTGGCTTTCTAAAACTTAATGTTGTGTATAGCACACCCCACTCCGCAAATTGGTCTTTAGTAAGCTCACTCCAATCTCTGCCTGTAGTACCGCCTCTAGCAGTCCAATAATGTATTTCATTGCCTTCATTATACAACTTATTAAAATGTTGTATACGTTGTACGTCTGGTTCACTAAATTCATACTCACTGTTACTATTATAACAGATAGTTCCATCTATGTCAACCATATATTTCATATTACAAACAACTGTATTAATGCCCATAGGTTCATTGCTGAGAACCAAGAACATAGTATAATTACAAATGCCGCTTGTCTAATAACTGCACTAACAATACCCAAAAGACTTCCAACCAAATATAATGGTACAAATATTGTTGTTGCGGGATCTAGTATAGTAAAGCTCAGTATTGCACTTGCTGAGATTAAGAACAATGCCTCAACCATTTCGCAATAAAATGCAACAGGACTTAGCCTATAACTTGTTTTAAAAAAATCGATTGCTCTATTCAAAATTTATTTGTCCCTGCCAACTGTGGCTACTAGTGTTTCTAAATCATCAAATTCGTCAGCAACTTTATGCCACTCACCTTTTTGTGCAATCTTAATTGCTTTATTAATCAAACTAGGCTTAATGTCTAGTTCTTCTGCTACTGCTTTTACAGTATCTTTTAGACCTGTATTTAGATCTTCTACTTCTTGTAAAACGGTTACACCTTCGTTAACCAATCTTTCTAGTTTGGCTTTTTCTTCAGCACCATATGTTCTATCGCTCATAGTATCTCCTTAATTGTTATATGTATTATACACGAACTATTATTGTTTGTCAACAACTTTATTCCGCTTGTGGACGATTAATTGTTAAATTACCTGCTATTACTATCCGTTCTTCATCTCTCTGCTGTTCTGGAACACTATGTGATACCCAACCAGGAAACACAATCATTAACCCAGGATTTGGATAGATTGCATTACCGCTTGTAGGAAACACTAACGGTGAATCATCTGGAGTAGCTTGTACATAATATACAAAACTCCAAATAGCAGGATGATGTGCGTGTGCATTACAACTATCGCCTTTTTGATATATTGCACCCCAACAGTCAGTAACTTCGTATGTACCTAAGTTTTTGTGTTCGAGGCCGTTCTTTACAACATCGATAGCAAAATTTACAATCTTTTCAAAATCAGGATCTTTAAACATTGTCCATTCAGTCATGTCTGCTTGAACATTTGTTTTGCGATATTGAGCATCGCCTCTAGATCTAATCTTATCCGCTAGTATTCGATTCAGCTCTTCGGCATCCTCGTATACGTAGGTAAAGACTTCTGCTTGTTCTTTGAACTCTAAAGTTTGCACGTTTGGTAACATGCAATTATTTATGTAGGGGTGTTTAAAGTATTGTTATTGCTGGTTCTGTCCAGCTTCAGCTTGTTTCATAAGTGCTTTGAACTTACCAAACAGTTGAGGATTTGACATCATAGTTTGAATAGCAGTTGCATATGGAGCAATCGCTTTAATAATGTTTGGCGGTAATGTTTCACCTGCCGCAACTTTATCTAATCCTTTTGCAACTTGAGAACCACTTGCTTTACCACCAACAACACCTTTTAATGCTGTTGCTTTTTGTGCAACCTGTTGTGCTTGTTTTGGATCTGGTTTTTGTGCATCTGGAGCCGCTCCACCTGGAGCCGCCGCACCTGGTGCTTCTTTTACAAATTTGTTTTTAGCTTTTTTAAATTGTTTAAATCCTGTTGCAGGATCTAGTTTAACTGCACCGTCGGACCAATCTGTTCCAGTCCATGTCCAAGTTGCTGTGCCATCGTTGTATGCACTACCTGGTTTTAAATCATCAATTGATTTAGGATCTTTAGTTGGTTGTTTGTCTAATGTTTTTGCACCTTTTGGTGCTGGTGCTTTTGGTTTTGGATCTTTAGTATCTTTAGTATCTTTGCCTGCAATCCAATCATCTGTTTCTTTATCATCGATGCCACCTGCTGGATCAATTGGTGCTTTGTTACCATGAGCTCCGCCATACTTTTTTGAAACTGCTGTGTTTAGATTGCCAAGACCTTTACCTAATCGGTTATTTCTAACCAAGTCATCTGCTTTACCTAGTGCCGCTTTAGTGTTAAGCCAACCTCCAGGAGGTGCTTCCATTAGATCCGTAATTTTCATGTTATGCCTTTACGCACTTGTTAACACGTTTGCCTGCGTTCTCGCCAGTACCTTTTTGTGTTCCGGCTTTCTTATAGCCTTTCCAACACTTGTCTGGACCAGCTACTTCATCTAATTCCTTATCTGAAAGGTTTAATGTAGTGTAACTATCTTTGCCACAGTCTGAACAACATGAGCTAACTTTTTCACTTAGTCTACTAGCTAGTGAGTCTTTGTATGATTCGTTCTTTTTCTTTTCGTTCTTTGAAGCATGTACTGCTTTACGTTGTGCATCGTTCTTGTACTTACCTTCGTCTACTTTAGGATCGTTACAGTTACAATGTTCACAAGTTGGAGCACATTCACAATCTTCTCTTTTAACATCTGAACCACAACACTTGTCTGAACAATGTGTGTCTTTTTCAGATTCGTTTACTGATTCTGCTACTTCATCAAATTTGAATTGGTAGTCTAAGTGATGATAAACACTACCTAAATAATCTGCACTTTTAGTAATTTTACTTTGTACCCAACCTTCTAAGCCTGCTGACTCGTCAACGCCTTTAAGCATTTCATGTAGTTTGATACTGTATTTTGCAATCTTGTATAATTCAGCTCTAGCCATTTGTACTTCATGGTCTGACTCAGCTTTGTAAGCCATGTCTGCTAAACCTTCTTTTAATTGTTTCTTATTCATATCCATCACTTTATCTCTCTAATAGTATTTATCGTTTAGCTACTTTGCCACCAAAGAAACTGTCTGACGCATCTAGTGCATTAACCACTGTGCCGTCTGCTTTTTTCTTAGATTTCTTTTTAGGTACACCGTTCTTATCACGTGGTATTTGCCCATGTGCATGTATTGGATTAGCTACAGTTGCTATAGCACCTGCACTTGTACCGCCTGCTGTAGCAGTTTCTTCTAGGTCTTTTTGAAATAGTTCACGTATTAACATAACATTATTTATCCTGATTTAGCCATCTTAGTTGCTGTTGCATACATAACTGCTTCAGCATCTTTGCCGTAACGCTTTTTAAAGTCACTTTTATTCTTTTTCATGCCCTTTACTATACGTTCTTTTTCTGTTTCTTCACCCTTATCTAGTTCACGTTCATCTACAGGCTTATTAAAGTAATCTTTTAATAGTCCAGCAGTACGTTCAAACTTGTGGTCTTTATGTTTAAATCCAACTCCGCCCTTAGCTTCCCAGTTTCTAATATTAGATCCAAAGTCGTCAATTAGTATGTTAGGTGTACCATCAGGCTGTTTAGCCCACTTGTATTTGTCTGCGGATATAATAACTTCTTTAGGTGGAAAAAATGCTAGATTCTTTTTAACCCATTCACGTTTGTGTGGTTCTGCTTTGGGATCATTAGCTAACGGAGCACTTAATATTTTGTACTCGCCTTTTAGATCTTTAATAATGTTTAATAAGTTTTGAGCATTGTTTGTTAATGGTAATGATAACCAAAAATCTTCTTTATCTCTAATCGTTTGTAATGCACTTTCAATATCTGTAATCTGTCGCCAATCTTTACCTACTATCTTTTTCCAAGCTGGAAAGAAGTCAGCTAATACACCGTCCATGTCTACATAGATTTCACTAACTGCTGATAGTTCTTTTGATTTTAATTCTTTTATTTGCGACTCTGTCATCCCCATATTAAATAAAGTG